TCCCGGGCTTGTCGGCTCGACCTTTCAAAAAATCTACGACATCGCCCGTTGCTGCGGCGATAGGGTCTGCGAAATAGTTATTTGTGTCGGATATTTTGCTGTCTATATCCTCCTCGCGGTCTATGCGGGGGTTGAGGCCTCCCCACGCTTTATCCTGTCGGTAGTAGATAACATTGATTTTTCCGGTTGGATTGGGAGTTGCAATAACCTCCCAATTAAGAGATCCTCGTTTGCATCGGTAGATCGTATCAGGTGTTTGAATATCGAAATGCTCGATAGTTGATGTCCCCTCTTTAAGGTAGTACCCATACCCGAATGCAATGAGGTTCTCGTATAGGTCGAATAATGGACGTAGGGTGTATCCTTTCGACTTGCAAATTACCACAACTTTTACCTGCGGTTGGAAATTCTCGTCCCGATAGATGTGGTAGAGCTTGGCACATTCAGTTTCTGCTCCCGCAATGCGTTTTGCTTTACGCATGGAAACGTTGAATCGTGTATCTTGCAAAAATTGATTATATGCTTCGAAAGCCTCGTCCGAACCTTCGTTGTTCACCTTCTTCCATCGTATCGGATTCCCGAGCAGAAAGAATAGTTCCACCTCATTGATGTACTTCTGTCGTGCACGAGGCAACTTCTCGGTACGATAAGGCTCCTGGCCTTTCCGCATCTTATCGGCCTTTCGCATAATACGGTGGAGTTCGGGGTTATATTCCTGAATCGCCTGCAAAACCTCCGTATCGCGATTCTGCATAAGTGTTTGAGCCTGTGTAATGTCTTTGTCCTTGATAAGCGTAAGCAGATCACGTTCTGCACCGGTTGCATTCAGATATTTATTGCGTATCGCATTGAGTAGGTTGTCCATAAATCCCATATCCGTACTTTTTACCAAATTCCTAAATCCTCTTTGTCTAAATCTTCTTCATTGTTGAAATACCCCCGCTTTTCGATTACTCCGGTCAGGGCATCTTCGGCGTCGTCATGGCTGTTGAACTCCTGCTGCTTACGGTATGATTTGACATGCGAGGCGAACTCCGGCCATTTGTGCTCCCATCCGGTCGGAAAATAAATAAGGTTTTGCACTTCATTCGATCGCGTGAAAATACGCACCCTTTTGTTGGCGGTCTGCGTAAATGGGTTGAACGATGTAAAGTTGTTACCGATTATTCGGCACTGCGCCTCAACATTGCGCCCGAAAGACCTGCCGCCATTGTTGCTCTCGACGTAGCAGATCTCCGTCTTGTTTCGGGACAGCATCTCGGCTGTTGCCGGCTCGGTATATTCCATCGGTTTCTGTGTATATAAAATGTCCGTCACGAAATTGCCGATGGGAGTTTCCGTATAGCAAATAGAACACAGATAGTCACTGCCGGTATCAGCGGTATCCGTGTAGTTCTTTCGCTTCATAGATGCTGCATATGGAATTATGTCGTATGTCTTAAACTCTCCATACATCAAACCTTCCAGCGGCTTCGGGTTCTGCATATATTGCGTTTCAAAGACAAATGAGTTCGATCTCTCGATTTTGTGCAGTTCCTCCAGCGTATGCTTAAATTCCCAGAGAGGCTGTTCCTGTCCGTTTTCGTCATGCCAGATGCAGGGCAACGAAAGTACCGTCCATTCCTCCGGCTCGATCTCCTGAAGATAGCCGCATAGATCGTGCTCATGGAGCCGTTGCATAATGATTATGATAGGCGTATTGCGCGAGTTCACGCGGTTGCGGATAGTCGATTCAAAGCGATTGTTCACCCGCTCGCGGATCGTTTCGGATAGTGCATCTTCCGGTTTGATCGGGTCGTCGATAACAATAGCTCCCGCAAAATCGCTTTCCCACGCAGGAATAAAATCACCCATTTCGCGCCGCTCCCTATACGGATCATTTACTTGACCTGCACCAAATCCTGTAACCTGTCCTGCTGCACTTACTGCATACAGTCCGCCTCCGACGGATGTATACCACTTTTTAGCATTCTTGCTTTCGACGACTACTTCAGGGAAAAGCCGCTGGTAGTAGTCTGATTGTACCGTTTCATTGATCTCTTTCGAGTTGTCGAGAACAAGATCATCGGAGTATGATAGGTGTATGAACTTACTGCGGGGGTTTAACGCCAGCCCGTAGGCGATGAAGTTCTTAGAGACAAGTTCGGTCTTGCCATATCGTGGCGCAATATTGATAATAAGACGCTTTATTTCGCCACGGACGACTTTGTCAAGAGCTTCGCATATTTTGCGATGATGATCGCCGACAATAAACCGCATCCCCGTCTTATGCTTGAACATGTAACGGGTGAAATTCAGCATACCGGAAAGACAGAAGGTACGCTCTATGTCTATGTCGCGAATCGGAGTAGTGCGTTAATACTCTTCGTTAAGTTTTAACCCATATTGTCTTGCCTCTTCGGGAGAGAGAGTGCGAGGTGGAATAAGTTCGGCACCATCTGCTCCTGTAACCTCTTGACGTTCTACATATCCCCGTTTTTTTCCGCGTGTTTTGAGAGTGAAAATGATCGCTGTTTCGGAGGGACGTTCGATCCAACCGGCAAATCTCTTTTCGCCATTCTCGTCCTTTTCGATGGCCGGAACGCCGGCAACCAATTTACGCAGGTTGCTTTCGGCCAAATCAACGAACCGTTCACGGGAATCTTCGAGGGCTTGGGCGAATTGCTCATCATCATTGCACCATGTGTAAATTGTGCTACGCTCTACACCTAAATTAGCAGCTATGTCTGACAAAATACCGCCGCAAGCATTTGCAACCTTGCGAAAGGTATCTAATTTCGGTTTTTTGGAGGGCATTGCCATTTTTTATACTGTCGTTTTTGTCGTTATTCGACCCGTTCAACCATATCCGAGAACATTTCGCCGGGGATTATTTTGTCGTCTGGCCTGAACCCGAACCGAAGCATGAATGATGATTTCGCCCTATAAGACTTAAAGTTGAGCATTACATAGGATTCGATGTCTTCCGCTTTTTGCTCTGCCTGTTGACGAATCTGTTCTTTCATCTCCTTTACCGCGGCCTTGCGTTCCTCAAACGGTCGTTGTATCTCTTCGAAATCACCTAACGTATCAGACAGTTCTGAACTTATTTCGTCCTGCATGACGGATATACCGTATATGTTCATGTCTGCTTCAGAAAGGCCAGCGGCTTTATAGTCTATTTCCGGTACAAGTACTTTTATTTTCTCCATGTCGAATTCTCCCATTGCGGAGGGCGAGTTCATGAAGATATTTTGTTCGCGCTCTGTCTTGTCGTCTAACTCTACAGCTTCTACCTTGATCTCATAATCCGTTTCAGGTGTCCCGTCGTAATTGTTGATGATGTCAAGCGTCTGTACGCGCTTGTGCCCTGAAACCAGATAAGATGACAACTGATTCCATACGATACCGCCCAGATAGCCGACAGTTTTAAAGTTCTTTTTGAGCTTCTTGATGACTTCAGGGTCTTCTTTGCGTGGATTGTATGGAGCAAAGTTGATTTGTGATCGCTTGATTACGACCGTTTCACTTTGCTTGTATTTGGGCTGCTGCTCTTTTCTCTTCGTCATATCGCAGTAATATATTTCGGGATAAGGGGAATACTTTGTAAATCTTTTCGAGGTCTTGCGGATAATGCCGGCGGAGGTAATCGAATACCTCCGGCAAAAACGTCAGACCTTGCGATTTGTTCTTGTTGTAGGATATGGGTTCAGGCAGTTTCTTTGCCTTGATGTAGGCCATGACGTCCGATTTCTTCCACTTGGATAGAGGATATACCTTGTTCGTATTGCTTATAGCTTCGTTCTCGTATCCGCGCAACATAAGACAGCGATTCATTCCGTCCGACTGCTTCATTCCATAGAAAGAGTAAGATATTCCCGTCTTCATCCGGACGGATTCATCAACGTCTTTCAACGATAACAGCTTTACATTGGGGTTAGGAATGCAGTATAGCCCACAACGCAAAACACGCGTCAACGTCCAATGGGGGACTTGCAGTATGGTAACATTGGCATAACGAGCTTTGACTGCTCGCAAATAGTTGTCAATGTGGTCGAGGCCCTTGACGAAATACATGAACACGCAAACGATCTCTTTGAAGTGCGGAGCCATTAGGTCGAGCAATACCTCGCTGTCTTTGCCACATGAATAAAAAAGGATCGCCCTGTCCGTTTTTTGACGGACAGAGGCAATCACTTCGTTTGCATGGTCTATCGGGGTCATGATTAACCTGTTGCCATGCCAAAGGCGGCGCGAATGTCGCGTGCACGACCGGCACGATTCGTCGCACGACCGCCTACTGCACGATAACGAACACGGCTAGCGCCTGTCGTCCGATTGATTCGATTTCTTACTGAATTTCGAGTGCAGCTTGAATTTTAGAAGTTTGACAATATGATTTAACCTACGGAAAGGCCTCGGGCGGCAGATTGCCTAGCTCTTGTATATGCACTGGTCGCCCTTGCATACCTATTCGCAATAACACCATTTCGGCCACTCATATTTGCGAGGCTACTTAATCCTACAGCAGGATTAGGCGTGCGGCGTCGCAATTCACTCGTTATACGGCTGTATTGCGCGTCAAGCTGAGTTGCTGTTTTTTGTCTTCGTCTTCGAGTGCAGCAATGATTTTAAGGGTTTAACAATTCATTTTCTCGATTACCTTGCCGAGGTGGTAGTCGATCTCGGTCATGGTATATTCGTTACCGTTGTGCTCGTACACAATCGGCTCTTTCGTCTCTTCGTCGCAAACATCTACCAGCTCGACGCCTTTGACTTCGACCAGCGCGCCGGGGCGATTCTTTTCGTAACCTACCCAGAACTGTATGGCATCGTAGTGGTTGATAACCGTATCAACGCCCTTCTCGCTGTCCCACGCCGATTCGGGCACGTCACTGTCTTTCTTGTAGACTTTGCCTGTGTTGTTGTCTCGGTATGAAATGTATTTCGTGTTGGTCGGGCGTACTTCGCGGGTCTCGACCGTTTTTTCACCCGACAAAATGGCGTCGAACCATTTTTGTTTGATGATAAGCGTTAAAATTTTCATAGCCGTAAATTTCATTAGTAGCGGGGGCAAGAATCGAACTTGCGCCTGCGGGACACTAACCCGCCGTGGTAACCTCTGCACTACCCCGCATATATCTGTTCGATGCAAAAGTGGACACGTTCGGCACATTATGCAAATCTTACTATTGAATTATTTATTAAAAATACGATTTTTTATTGAGAGCTGCAATTTTTAAGGTCTTTTCTTCACACACCCTTTGCAGCGGATAATCTCAAGCACTACTGCGTCATATTTGACGATCAATAGGCTGTCGCGATTGTTGTCTGCACCTTTGTAGGCTTTACACCCACACTTCAGCCGCGTGCGGTGACATGTCGCGTCCGTCAATTCGAATGCCTTTTTGAGTAATGTCAAATCGCTGCGTTTTTCTACGTACATCGTTGGTTTCATATATTATATAACTTTTACAAAGTTGAACATTCTGAATGACCGCCAGCCCTCGGCAACCGTATCGTAATAGGTTACGAGGTGTTTGTTAGGCTTACGGTCGTCACCTTTTGTTTCGGGGCATAAGTCGTCCTTAAGCGTACCGAATGCCTGTCGCAATTCACCCGTACTCGATTTGAGGTAGAAGAACTGCACGATGCCCGCGCGCATCTTTATCTTCAATTTGAACACCTGCCATGCCTTATGCAGACACTCAGCAAAGGTTACACCCGTCGCGCGGCACATCTGCCACGCCGTGCGCATGATGATGGAAAGGTCGGTTCGTTTCATTGTTATATAGGTTAAAAGTTGGTTTTTAGTTTGAGTAGTCGCAAGCACTCTTTCAACTCGCTGTCTGTGTATTTCTTGGCGATCTCTCGTGATATGCCGTTTGTGTTCATTGCGATTTTGATCGCAGCCTCTCTGTTCACCTTGAAGGATTTTCTTGTCTTCATAGCTTTTCAATTTTTTCAAATGTAACATAATACAGCCTATTGCCAACGAGTACCATTGCGATATTCAGTTTATCGAACTGTCCTCGATATTCACCAGTATTGCGTCCGAATCTCACCGGGTCGCCAATTTTTATGTCTTTCATATCTTTCATTTTTACCACCGGCGGCAGGTGCCGCCACGCTTCGGGCCTGAGGTCTGTTTATAGCCGCCCGAACGGCTTTATTCGTCGAGGTAGTAGAGCAGCAGTTCACAATCTTCAACGTGCAGAACTCTCGTAGGTTCGATTTTTTCGAGTTGCAAAGACAGTGTATCGTCTTTCTCTGCATAGATGTACGCCCACTGGCCTTTCAGTTCGATTTCTTCTCTGGTGCCGAAATAGGCGACAGTATTATCTACGTCTTTGACAAGACCCCAGCTGCCATTGTCCATACCATCACGATTGATTGCGTCGATCACTTTAAATGCAAATGCGTTCATAGTTCTATTGTTTTAGACGTTTATTCAATAAATCAATTAGTTGATTTCGCTGACTTTGCAAGGTGTGAAATACATATCTCTTTCGATGCCAAGACCAAAGGGGCGAGTTCTAACGCGTTGAAGTTCATTCAGTGACACATAACCATATTCTCGCTCGCCCATATTGTCTAACAATGCGAAGAGAATGTAGTCGTCGTCTTGCTTCTCGCCTTCGAGAATGTACCACGTCTGACTGCCGCAGGGGTTGAAGAACTTGCAGATGACCTGTGCCTTGCCGCCTTTGCCATCTTGTGAATAAATGGGGTACTTTGCCAACTGCTTCTCAATTGCTTTAGTTAAGAGTTTCATGGCCGTATTGTTTAATTGTTGTTTTGATTTTTTGGTGCAAATATAAATGATATTTTGATATAATGCAAATATTTTGAGATAAAAATTTAATTGACACTAAAATTTTTTGCTGTTTATATGAATATCAATATATTTGTGGCAAATAATACGTCAAAATGAGAGTTAAAGAATTATTGAAGGAACGAGGAATGACCGCAAAAGAGTTGGCGGCGCGTCTCGGAATGACTGAAACGGGGTTAAGTATTGCAATTGGTGACAACGGAAATCCGCCGTTAAAACGATTGCAAGAAATAGCCGATATTTTGGGTGTTGAAGTGCCGGAACTTTTCGCCGCTTCGAAAGAGGGAGCAATCACGTGCCCGCATTGCGGGAAGTCGATAACCATCAAGGCAGAATAACCTCAACGATACCTACCCATGGAACTACAACCTATCCAAAGCAAGATTTACGAAATACGGGGCCAGCGGGTGATGCTGGACCGTGATTTGGCGGAATTGTACCAAGTAACAACAAGCGCTCTCAATCAAGCGGTAAAGCGTAATATCGAACGCTTTCCGCCCGATTTCATGTTTCAACTGACAGATGCCGAAACTGAAAATTGGAAATCACAAATTGTGATAACCAATTCCATCACGATGGGTTTACGCCGCAACCCCTATGCGTTTACCGAGCAAGGCGTTTCTATGTTATCGGCTGTTTTGAAAAGCTCCGTTGCCATACAAGTAAGTATCGCTATTATGCGTGCTTTCGTAGCGATGCGGAACTACATCACGACCACGACGACAGTAACGGCCGAGTTGGCCGAAATTCGGGCGAAACTGGCGTTACTGGAGCGGGTGGACGCCGACAATGCCGAGGCGGTCAGCGATCTGTCGGAAGATATGCGCAAGGAGCTTGATAATATCTACAACGCTATTGCGGCGTTGTCGGTCAAGATACCGCAGGCACGCAAACCCGCCCGCAAAATTGGATTCCAACAAGCGGAGCAAAAGGCGGAAGAGTAGCAACGTACCCGACGAACACAATCACC